ATTCTATAATGATGTTAGTAATCAACAAAATAATGCTTATAAGTATTTTCCTAATCCTTTAATAGATAAGTTTATACCTAATAATAACAATAGAATATTTAAGTCTTTACCTAAGTCTGATGGAGAACTTATAGATAATTGGAAGATATTTAAACCACTTAATTTTATAGATGTTGAAGGTGATTTAGGAGATATTAATGATTTAGTATCTTATAAAGATAAGTTATTTTTCTATCAAACAAATGGTATAGGTATAGTAGCTAGTGGTGAGAAACAATCTATTACTGATAACAAGGATAATAGTATTCAATTATCTAGTGTTGTACCTTTAAGTAGGTATGATTATTTATCTAGAATAACTGGCGTAGGACATAGATTTGCTACTTGTAATACTGATAATAGTGTGTATCATTTTGATGTCTTTAGAAAGAAGTTATATGAGCTTAGTGAGCAAGGTTTAGTACCTATAAGTGATATGACTAGTACTAACAGTTTAATGAATAGTTTAATCAATAATAGTATCTATGAAGATAGTACAACTAATCTTGTAGATGGAGCAGGTATTCATTTAGAATTCTACCCTGAATATAGCTTACTATTACTTACATTTAATAACTATAATAGAACTACACAAATCAATAGGTTAGATAAAACTCTAGCTTATAATACTTTACTCAAACAATTTGAAAGCTATCATGATTTTAAACCTGGTAGTTATTTAAGAGCTAATAATTTGTTGTTATCTGCTAAAGATAATAAAGGTTATACCCACTTTAAAGGGGAATACAATAATATATATGATAGTCCTGTTGAAAGTAATATTAAAATAGTAACTAATGCTAATCCTGAGATTAATAAGGTATTTGATAATATGTTATTGTATATAGATGGAGAAGATACTATTACTAAGATTAAATGTGAGAATCAATTTCAAAATACTAACAATCAAACTTTAACTATATCAAACGGATTATATAGTAATCCTACTAATTTAATTAAGAAGAGAGAAGGTAGATGGTATTTAGATATACCTAGAGATGCTACTACTCCTAGTATTGCTACAACTATTAAACCTAGAATGAGAGGTAATTATATTATATCTACTCTTACTTGGGATAGTAGTAATCAATTTAAATTGTTTGATATATTAACTAAGTATAGAATATTTAATAGATAATAGTATGGCTAAACCTAAGATATATAAAAATAAGAAAGAATTTGATAAAGCCAATCAAGCTTATGCTGATAGTTTAGAACAATATAACTATTATAATAGAGAACCTAAAAATATAGAATTTAGAAAAGGATCAAAAAATATACCAATTCAAGATTATATAGATAGAGTAGGAAAAGATAGATATAATTCTAAATTTGCAGGAACTTCTTCTGGAGCATTAATAGAGCCTACTGCAATGTGGTTTAAGCAAAAAGATGGGATGGATTGGTATAGTCCTACATTTAAAAAACCAACAACTAAACCTATCTATCAACCAGATACTAAACCAACTGAAACAGTTAAACCAACTAAAGTAATACCACAAGATAAATCACAAAATCCTCCAGGATATGATAAAAAATATCCTCCTATATATTTAACTAATCCTAAAGATTCTAGAATAGGTTTTTATACTGAAGCAGGTAATCAGTATTTATACAAAGCACCTCAAGTTCAACAAAATGTTAAACCTAAGTTAGAATCTTTACAAAGTTTACCATTATCTCCAATACCTGTAGATAATAAAATTAATATACAAATACCTAAACAAGAAATTATAAAACCTAAAACTAAAGCTGTTGATGCTAGAACATATACTGCTGGTAAATATTTAAAAAGTCAAGGTAAATCTAGTGGCTATATTAATGAAGGAGATGGTACAGGTAGACAAGAAGTTTATGCTAATGGAGGCTGGTTAGATTCTTTTAAAGCTCCTAAATCTAGAATAGAAGCTGAAACTAAATTAGATGCTTTAAATAATAGAACTACAGCTGAAAAATGGTTAGATGCTAGTAAGCCTATAATGAAAGAAGCTAATAACACTTCTGAAATATATCAAACTGGAGTTAATAAAAGTAAACCTACAGGTAAAGGTGCTATTGAACCTACTATTAGTCCAATAGATTTTATACCTGCTTTAGATGTAGCTGCTATAACTATGAAAGGAGCTGGAATGTTAGGTAAAGGTATATATAATTTAGCTAGTAAAGAAGCTAATCAATTATATAAATTAGCTAAAAAAGATTATATAAGTGCTAAAGAAAGTATAAAAGATGAAATATATAATTATAAATATAAAAAAGATATAAAAAATTTAGAGAATTTAAAATACGAAGCTATTCAAAAAATAAATAATCCTGAAGGATGGAAAAGGTTAAGAGAGCAAGGTATAGATCAAAAAAGTTTTTTTGACCAATTAAACAAAAGTAAAATTACTTCTAAAAGAGGGGCAGGAAGTTGGGATAATGGGGATGAAATTAATATAGATTTTGATCAATTATCACAATTAAAAAAAGAAAATTATGATTTATCTATAAAAAACGTATTAGATCATGAAATAGGGCATCGTATGCAAAGAGGTTTTAATTCTATTCCTGTTAAAGATTATAATAAAGCAATGAGTTATAATTATAGAAAGCAAGTTCCTGAAAAATTTGTTTATACTACTCCTTTAGATAAAGAAGCTGGTAATTTATTAAGTCCTGTAACAAAAGATATAAATCATAGTGATGCTAACTATTTTTTATACGGTTCAGATAATAAAGAAAGATTACCATTTTTAAGAGAAACTAAACAATCTATGGTTGAGAATAAATATATAGATAATATTTATTCAAAAATAACTCCAGATATTATTAAAAAATATTTAAAAGAAACTCCTACAAATAGATTTAGTAAATTTCTAGATACAAACAAGGATATGACTCATAGAAGATTATCAACACTATTAAACAAAACACCAATTGTTACAGGTGCTGCTTTAGGAGCAGGAGCATTACAAGCTAAAGATAAACAAAAGTTTGCTGAAGGTGGTTGGTTAGATATAAATGATACTAATGGTCAAGGTCCTTTAAGACCTAATACTATACCTATGGAGAATGCTAATGTATTACCACAAGATATAGTAAATAATAGTGTAGTTAATACTCCTATAATTAAACCTCAAGTAGTACAACAAGTTAAACCTAAATTAACAAATTTTGAGCAAAGAATAAATAAACCTACAGAAGTTATTAAGAATAATGATGGTACAGTAAGTACACATAAGATGATGTCTTTTGAAGCAGATGGTAAATACTATGCTGCTCCTACTATAGTTAAACAAAATGGTAAACTTGTAGAACTATCTCAAAAAGATGCTCAAGATTATGCTTTTAAAAACAATGAGTTTAAAGAATTTAAAACTGATAAAGAAGCTAAAGACTATGCTAATAATGGATATAAAAAAGGTACTCCTTTAGAAACTAAACAAGTACCTAGTAAACCAAAAGTTGCTTTACCTAATAGTATATTTATTAAGCCTACTTTAAATAACTCTTTATCAGAACTTGAATATAATAATAAAAATACTAACACAAAAACTGAAACAAATAAACCTCAACTGCCTTTTAAAAATAAAGAAGTTTTTCAAAATATAATTAATGCTGAAAAGAAAAGGAAATTAGAAGCTAGTAAAAATATACCACAAAAACCTAAAAGCGATATTACAGATAAGTTTAATACTGCTGTAAATGTTTTTTCTGGATTAGTAAGTAATGATGATAGAGTATCACAAGATACTAAAGGATACATAAGAAATAAACTATTAAAAGAAGGTGTTATAAATGAAGAAACAATAGTTGAAAAAACTAAAGTAGATGAAAGTGCTATTGATAGTACTGAAATACCATTCCAAAAATTAGCTACTGTAAGGTCTAAAGAATCTCCTAATGATAACTATATATCATATAGAAGACAAGCTAGTAACTCAGAAGGTTTAAGATATATACCTACACCTAGAAAAGAGAAGTGGAAAGGTTTTAAAAAGAATGCTACTTTAGATAAGATGGGATATGAAACAGGTGCAGGAGGAGAAAACATTACTAATAATGTAGAAGGGATTGCTCATTTTTTAATAGACGCTGATATATCTGGAGATACTAAGTTCCAATACAAAAATACTAAATCATCTGTAGAGGCTTTAAAGAAGGATAAAACTAAATGGCTACCTGTATATAAAAAAGAAAAAGATGGTTCTGTTATAGTTAAATATACTCAAGGACCTGAAGAATTTAAAAACCTAGAAAAAGAAGGTTATACAGATTTTGCAAATTTAAGACAAATGAAAGTTTCTGATATTAATTGGAAGTCCGAAAAAAGACCAATTGGGTTTGGTCCAAATGTAAGAAATCTTACAGATACAAAAGGTAAAGATACTTTTTTATTATTTAGACCTACTGGAAATAAAACATTTAAAGGTAAAGACGCTATGGGTAAATTTGAAGGTAATAGCTTGGTAATGATATTTAAAGATAATGCTGGAAAAGCAATTATAAGAGAATACGCAGGTTCTTTAAATGGTATAATTTCAGAATTAAATCAAATTAAGTCTAAATATAAAATAAAAGATAACGATATTACATTAGGGTTTTATGATGCTGGTAGTTATTCTGCTAAACCAGGAGCTAAGAATGGTGTTTTAAAATCAAGTGTGTATGGACAATTTAACGATCAGGCTGTGAGTGGAGCAGCTTTAGCAATACCAACTACAACTAAAAAGAAATAATATGTACAATAAAGATAAAATATTTCAAATGACTGGTTTAAGTGAATCAGAATTTTACAAAAAATATCCAACTAAAGCTCATTTTGAGAAAGAGCACGGAGCTGATATATTTGCTAAAGGTGGATTTATGCAAGATAATACTACTAAGAGTAATCAAAAAGCTTTTAATAAAGCTGAGCAAATGTATGATGATAGCTTAGCTTTATTTAACTCTGCTAATATTGATAATCAATGGATGGCTAATATAGATAAAACTAAAGTATCTAGAAAAGACTATAAAGCTCAAATGCAAACACAAGATAGAGATGCTTTACAAGAAGCTTATGATAGGTTATTAAGAACTAATAATCAAGCTCCTGAAATATCTTCTAATACTCTTAATGTTTTAAGGTCTGATAATCCTAAAGCAACTAAAGAGCTTATATTAATGAATCAATATAAGAAACCTACTAATCCACCTCTTAATCCTAAAAACTTTCCTACAAAAAAAGAAAGAGATGCTATGGATTTAAAACAAATGCAACTAAATCAACAGTTTGCTGAAGGCGGATTAATAAATTCTTTAGATTTAAAAGGAATTGGAACAACAGCTGGTGGTTTAGTAGGAAGTATAGCTGGTGGTTTAGGTGGATTAGCAATAGCTGGAGGAGGAGCAATACCTACTGGAGGAGCATCTTTACTAGCAGCTTTACCAGCAGCAGCAGCTGGTGTTGGAATTGGAGGAGCTTTAGGATCAGGTGCTGGTAATTTAGCAGGTAGGGCTGGTAATGGTTTATTAAAAGGTATTGGAGGAGCTAAAAATTCTTTTGATCAGCTTCAAAATAGTAATATATTTGGTGATGGTGGACAATTAACTGAAGTTAATGCTGGTGGTACTCATGAAGAAAATCCTAATAGTGGAGTTCCTGTAATGGAAGGTAAACTAGTTGAAGAAAATGAAACTATATTTGATAGTCCTAAAGGTAAATATGTATTTAGTGATAGAATGGGTTATGCTGATAAATCTAAAAAAATAGAAAAAAAATATTCTAAAAGACCTAATGATAAATTATCTAATGATTCTAGAAAAAGAGAGCTTAGTGCTTTAATGTTAGAACAAGAAGCAGAAAAAGCTAATGAAGCTCAGAATAATGAAATGTTTGATGGTGGAGGATTATTAAATAAAACTGATTATTTAAATAGTTATATAGGACAGCCTTCAGGTAGCTTAACTAATGGTTTAGTAAATAATTTTGCTCCATTGATTAGTAAGCCTACTACTACTTTTAATCAAGATGATAATTTAAATAGTTTACCATTTAATGGGGTAGATAGAGTACCTTCTATGAATAAATTACCTATTCAAGAAATGCCTAACTCAGTTACAACTGGCTTAGGTAAATCTATAGATAAATCTAGTTTTACTCCTATGAAAAGACAACTTTTAAATAGTCCTAAAGTAACAGCTACTCCTAATTTAACTAAATCAGATTTAAAACCACCTAAACCTATTAATGAAAGTAACTTTAATTTAAAAGATATTGATTTAAGTATATTAGATTATTTACCTCAAGGAACAGCTAGTTTATTCAATATAGCTAAAGGTATTGGTAGTAATAAACAAATTAACTATAAAGGTATTACACCTAGATTGATGAATAATAATTATAATTTAACTAGTAGTTTAACTAATTTAAATAATGATTCAGCTGGAGTTAATACTGATATTAGAACTAATAGTAATCTTTCTTTAGCACAAAAAATAAGTGCTTTAGGTTCAGTAGCAGCTAATACTCAAAAAGCTAAAGCTGGTATGATTAACCAATCTAACTTTGCTAATATGGGTGCTAATAATAATTTAATTAATTCAGCTAAAGAATACAATGCTGGAGTATTTGATAGAAATATTGATGCTAATGAAATGTATCAAGACAAAAGAGCTGAAGCTATTAAAACAGGCTTAGATACTTTAGGTACAGGTTCTAGCACTTATATTAAAGATAAGAAAGCTAATGAATATGAAAATGCTAATAATAAAATGTTAGCTGGTTTATTTAAGGAACTTTATCCTGAAGCTACTAAAAGAGCTAAATTTAAATTTGAATAACAAAAATATTTACCATAAACATTGTTATACTAATCCTAATAATTATACATTAGGATTTTTATATTTAAAATAAATAATATATATTTGTAAATTATGAGATTTTACGATAATAAACTTAATAAAATAGAGTCTAATTATGTTCCTAAGAATATACCTTGGGAATTTTTATATAAGACTTTTGAGAAAGAACAAGCTGGTATAGATAAGGTTAAAGTAGATGCTGAAGCAGCTAAAGATCTTTTTAATATTAATCCTGGTGAACACTTTGATAAAGCTGGTGTAGATAAAGTACTAGCTCCTTATAGAGAGCAATATGATGCTTTAACTAATGATATACGAAGTGGTAATTATAGTGCAGCTGAAAATGCAGCTAAATTAACTGGATTTGTATCTAAATATAAAGCAGATAAAAAAGTTAATGCTTTAAAACAAGCTGAAGGTGAGTATGTTAAATATACTCAAGACAGGTTAGACCCTAAGAAAAACCAAGAATATAGTAGAGCTATGAATTCAGTTTTTTATAAAGGAGATATACAAAATCTTATAGACCCTTCTACTGCTTCTGAAGAAGTTATTAATAATGCTTATAGATTTAGAATAGCTCCTACTACAGATAATGCTTTTAAAGATGCTTATTCTTATTTAAAACCAGAATCTCATGAATATACCAATCAACTTATTAATAATGGTACAGTAAAAGTAAGAAATGTAGGTGGTAAAAATATGTTAATTAATACAAGTAATGATAATGTAAATACTCAATTAACTTATAAAATGGTTTATGATCAATTATTAGAAAAAGGTAAACAATTAGCTTTAGACCCTAACCAAGATGAATTATATGGATTTAGAGTAGAAGAGTATGCTAGAAATGGTTGGGGAGAATATACCCCTGAAATGTATGCTAAAGAAGGAGCTAAAAATTATACAGGTGAAATTAACAATACTTCTAATTCTGATAAAAATATTGTTTTAGGTGAAATGGAAAGTAATAATAATCTTCCTTATGACCAATCTCAAATACCTGTAAATATACCAGTAACTATTAATAAACCTGGTGCAATAAAAGGATTAACTGGAGATCCTAATGTGGCTACTAATGCTACAGAAAAAGGGTTTTGGGAGAATTTAGAAGAAGGAGAAGCTATAGGAGCTATTTGGAATTATTTAAGTAGTGATGAGCCAGGTAAACAAGATATTGTACATAACAATCAATATAAAGAATTAAAAAGAGTAGCTACTGATTTTTTTAAACAGACTCAAAATATAGATCTAACAAAGCTGAATGAAAAAGATACTCATAATAAATTAAAAGAGTATTTTGAAAATTTTTATAATAATATTCAACCTCAACATTTCAATACTTATAATGTATCTGGTATAAATGATTTATCTAATTCTTTTTGGTATGATAAAAACGGAACACCTACTTTAGATAAAAAACAATATGATTTGAATTCTAAAATAATAAATGATGCTATTAAAAATAACGATCAAGATTGGATTATTGTTAATACTCAAATACCATATGCTACACCTATGTCTATAAGTGATTTTAAATCAAACTACGAAGGAGTATTAGATTTAGGTGTAAACTTATCTGGAGGAAAACAACCAGGAACTAATTATTTAGATAAATCTATGATAGGAGGTTATTTAATTAATTCTAAAGCTGATAAAAATAAAGATACTGCTCCTTATTATATAATCAAACCTAAAACACAACAAATACCAGAAAATCAAGCAGCTTTAAATTCATTTTATAAATTCGGTTTAAACCCTGTATCTAAAGTTAATTATAGCAGCAATACTTTTCCTGTAGGACAAGCTATTAAAGATGCTGATAATAATGTAATAGGAATTCAAGCAACTCATCAACAACCTGTTAAAGGGGTTCAAGGAAGAGAGTACAGAAATGGTTTAGAAATTTTAACTTTTAATGGCTCTGTAGTAGGCGATGATGGTAATATTTATAAATTTTCTACAACAGGCTATAATATAGACCAATTAAGTAGTAACGTAGGTATAAAAGCTTACGATATTTTATATAATAATAATGCTTTACAAAAATAATAATATATGCCTTTAATACCAAATAATAATAATAATAAAAGAATCAATCCAACTTTTTCTTTACCAGATATTAAAAATTTAAATGTAAATTTGGGTAATACTGGTTTAGATGCTTTTGTAACTAATCAAGATTTAGCTAATAATATTATTAACAACCAAGAAGATGTTGATGCTATTAATGCTGAAAGGCAAGAATCTATAGCTAAATGGGGAAAAGGTATAAGTAATGTTATAACAGGAGGAGCTATAGAAATAGCTAAAGCTCCTGGTTACTTATATGGTTTAGGTGATTGGGCTAGTAGCGGGTTTAAATCTGCTGAAATAGATAGAGCATTTAGTAATACTTATTTAAAAGATTTAGAACAATTAGAAGAGTTTACTAAAGGAGAAGTATATGTACCTAAAGATGTTAAAGAAGGTAATATGTTTGAAAAACTATGGTCTAGCGGTTTTTGGGGAAGTACTGTAGCTGATGGTGCTAAATTTATGGTTGGTATGATGGGAGTGTCTGCTGCTACTAGAAGTTTAGGATTAGGAGCTAAAATAGCTTCTGGTATACAAGGATTATCAGAAGCTGAGTCTATTACTGCTAATGGAGTAAAAGCAGGTATACAGCTAAATAAATTATCTAGACGTATAGATACAGGTTTAAATGTATCTATAAACACACATATTGAAGCAGCACAAGAAGCTAAAGGTGTTTATGATGCTATTATTAAACAAGGTGGTAGTAAAGAATTAGCTGGTAGAGAAGCTGCTAATAATTATTTAACAAATGCTGTTATATTATTTGGTCCTAATATATTATTTGAAAATCAATTTTTTAAAAATAAATTTAAAGGTGATGAAGCTTCTACTAGAATGGCTTTAGATGCTTTTGAAACAGGAGCAGCTAAAGTAGGAGCTAAAAAAATTGCGGCAAATTGGACTAAAAATATATTATTAGGTATTGGTTCTGAAGCTTTTTGGGAAGAAGGTATGCAATTAGCTTCTGAAAAATATTTTACAAATAGAGGTGTTGATGCTACTAAAGGTAAACTTGTAGATGAAAATGAGTTTAGTCCTTGGGGTATTGTTAAACAATATTGGGATAATGTAGGTACAGATGAATTTATAGATAGTGTTTTAACAGGTGCTATATTAGGTACTTCTGGAGCAGTAGTTAGTTCTGTTAAAGATACTAAAAGAGCTAACAGAGCTTTAAATGGTTATACTACTAAATATGGTTATAAAATGCCTGGTTTAAAAGATTTAGGAGCTACTTTACTTAAAGGGGGTTATGATAATTTAGATGGTATATATGAAAGTAGTGTAGATGATAAAGGTGTAAAAACTTATAAATTAAAGAGTGACGGTAGTAGAGTTGTTAATAAAGATAAATTTGATGAGTGGGTAAAAGCTAATGATGCTTTACAATTAACAGCTATTTTAGCTCAAAAAGCAGATAGTGAATTAGGTGAAGCAGGAGTAGCTATTAAAAATCTTTTTAGAGATAAAGGATTAATGTCTAAATTTCAAAGTTATTTTGATATGGACGGTGGTGTAGATTTACTTAAAAAAATTATAGATACTAAAATACAAGAAGAAGTTTTTGATAGTATTTCTCAAGTATTAGATTTAAAACAATCTAACGCTGAATTAAAAAAAGATTTACTACAAAAAGTAGATGATATGAAAGAGCTTTATGATTATAATAAAAGTTCTTTTTCTAAAAGGTTTAAATTAAATCCTACAACTAAGAAAGGTAGTATTGAAGAACAATCTTTAAATGCTACTAAAAGTGATAATTACTTTACTAGATTTGATCATTATACTACACAATATTCTTTAAATAATAGAATTAAAGAATTAGAAGATAAAAAGAACAAATTAACTTTCTTTGGAATAAATACTGTAGTTAATCAAAAAGAAAGAGTAGCAGCTATTGATGCTGAAATTAAATCATTAACTGAATTAGTTAATAACTCTATTTTAGAAACTAATAAATTAGATTCTTTAGAAGAGCAGAAAAAAACATATGAAGATAAACTAAAAGAATTTAAAGAAAAAGCAGAAAAAACAGAAGCTGTTGAAGAGCAGAAACCTCAAGAAGTTAAAAATGCTGAAGCTATGGCTGAAGCTACAGCTAAAGCTAATGCTGATTATTTAAAACAACAAGAAGAAGAAAGATTAGCTGCTGAAGAAAAGGCTAATAATGTTGGTGAAGATGGGTTACCTCCTAGAGATACTACAGATGATGATCCTAATCTTAGTGAAGAAGATGATTTAGCAGCTAAATTAGCAGCTAAAAATAATGTTACTAATGGTAATATAATGCAATACCTATTAAATAAAAATGGTATGCAACCTGATTTAGCAGCTAAAGTAGAAAACTATTTAAGCTTGTTAGACTTAGAACATCCTTTAGTAGATGCTGCTAGATTATTAACAGATAAAAAAACATCTAAAGATACTTTATTAAATCTTAAAAAACAAGGTCCTGAAATGTTTAGTGATCCTAGCGATGCACTTTCTTTAAAAGCTTTTAATAAAATTATAGATGATAGAATTAAAGTGCTAGATAAAGAAGAAGCTGAAAGATTAGAAAGAGAAAAACCTATATCTGTTGCTAGTGTATTTAATAATGCTGATGTATTAAGTAAAATTATTAGAACAAATGGGTTTTATAGAGATGATGTTTTTGATGCTTTATTAAGAGATTTACCTTATGAAGAATTTGTTAAAGATTTAACTTTTACTTATTCTAAAAATACAAATGAATCTAAAGTACAACCTATAAATACTAGAGTAAGTGTAATAACTCCTACTCATCAATTTAACCTTTTTTATAAAGATAAGCAAATAGGATTTGTACCTGGAGTAAATAAATATTTATTTGATGGTAAATTAATTACAAATGAAAATATAGATAGTTTAGTTGGGCCACTTAACTTTCATTCATATTTCTCTAAAGAGGAAAAGTATGATGTGTTTAAAGAAATGCTAAATAAACAATCTGTTTTAAACAATAATTTAAAAACCTTATTAGGTAATAATCAATTTATTAGATTAAATCTTGAAGAGTTTAGTCAATATGCTGATATAAATCTTTCAGCAGGTGAATTAGATATTAGAGAAAAAGGACAAGATGTTACAGTTGCTGATTTAGAATCTGATACTTTTAATTACTTTGAAGGTAACTTTGTAGTTGTTCAAAATAATATAGAAGTAAAACCTGGAGAGTCACCTTTTAGAATTTTAGACCCTGTTCCTGTTGTATTTAAAAAGGATAGTGAAGCTAAAAGAATTAGAACTAGTGAAATACAAGATGAAGTAACAGAAGCTCTTAATAAGCTTCAAAATAGAGATAATTTAGGTAGATATTTATTAGTTGTTAAATTAGGAAACGGTGCTATAAAATTTATACATTTAAAAGGTAGTGAGTTAGATAGTGTTAGACAAGCAGCTCTTATAGATTCTCTTAATGTTAGATTAAATGAAACTATTACAGAAAATACTAGTGAGATTAATGATGGTAAAACTTTAAAAACTGTAACAAAATCAAATACTTTTAATGAACTTTTTAATAAAGAGCTTAATGAAAGCTTTATGATAGCTTTACCTCAAGGATTTGATATGAAAATACAAGTATCTCCTTCAGGTAAAATAACATTTATTACTTCTTATAAAGCTCAAAAACATGTAGCTGGTCAAAAAGGTTCTCTTGGACAATCTTTAGATAAAAATTCAGTATATCAAATATTAGGTAAACCTATTGTAGATATGGAAGATTTACTTAAACATGTTAAATACGCTTTTAAAAAAGCTATAACAGACCATAATGAATTATTAAGTGATGAAGCTACTACTTCTGCTATTAATTTTACTGATACAATAACTAGTAAAAATTTTAGAACAGGTATTCCTAAAGAATTAAATGCTAAAGTTATTAGAACTTTACTTACTTCTGTTAATAAGAGTGTTACTAAAAGAGCTACTATTAACATAATAGGTAAAGCTGATGTATCTGCTAAACCTAATGTTGCTGAAGAAGAAGTATTAGCTGCTTTAAATAATGTAACTGTAAGTACAGAAGAACTTACTGCTACTAATCCTGTTTTAAAAGATATAACTGAAGGTTTAAATTTAGGAGAATTAATTAAATTAAGAAATAAACTTAGAGTTAAACGAAATAAAACACAAGAAGATACTAATGAATTAGCTAGAGTATCTAAAATTGTTAGTGACCTTGAAGCAAATTTTAAAGCTGATGAAGAAGTAGAATCTGTAGTAACTGATTTAACAGATGTTGAAAATAGTGATATAGAAGCTGATAAAAAATGGCTTCAATCTATATTACCTGACTTTATAAGTGTTCAAGAATTAGATGCTATATACAATAGATTTGTACAAGATAAAACTATTAGTTTAGGTAAATTTCAAGACAGTGTTATTTACTTAGGTAAGAATAGAAAGTCTACTACAAAGCAACACGAAGCTTTTCACGCTGTATTTAGAATGTTATTATCTGATGGTCAAATAAATAGTTTAATTAATGCAGCTAAACAAGAGAAGCAATTTACTAAAGAAGAAATAGCTAACTTTAGATTTAATAGACCTAAGTACAAATATTTAGATGATAGAAGATTATCTTATATTATGTATGAAGAATATCTAGCTGAAGGTTTTGAAAAATGGACTAAAGATAGAGAATTTAGAACAGGTAATTTAATAAAAGCTTTTTATAGAAGGTTATCTGATTTTGTAAAAAACTTACTAGGCAAACAATCAGAAATTGAGGCCACTTATAAAAAAATATCTTCAGGTAAATTCAAATCAAATGGACAAGTAGTTAATAGATTTACAAGTGATCTTAGTACAGTTTCTGTAGATGCTGTTGTAAGAAAAACACCTTTAATTAGTGAAGACAGTGCTCCTATAAGTAGAACATTTACTTCTAATGAAAGTAATATGATTGTATCTATGGTGTACCATCAATATAGTATTCTTAAAAATGATATTCAAAATACTGAAATACCTAAAAAAGAATTATTAGACATTGCATTAGATACATTAAAAAATAGATATAGTGATAATACTGTATATTATGATACAACTAATTTTACAGAAGAAGATTATGAAAAGTTAGATAATATGCACTTTGCTTTTAATAATAAAACTAATAGGGAATCTATTGTTAAAACTATTACTAAAAGAGATAAAATTATTGATGCTAAATTTACTGAATATGAAGACGAGGTAGATGAGCATGATTTAGATAAAGCTGATTTAATGGATAAGTCTGCTAATCATGATTTTAAATGGGAAAACTTTGGAGGTATAGGCTCTTTAAGTAAAAGAGCTAAAGCGTATATGAATACTGTGTATTACTATATTCCAGACCCTTTAGATAAAACAAAACAAATACCTGTATCTGTTAATGGAGATAAAGTGTATTCTGGGTTAGTTAAAGCTTTAGCTAATTCTTCAGATTTTAATGAGATGTTAGCTAAAATGACTAGCTATAATGATGGGGAAACACAAGCTAGTAAATTTATATCTGCTTTCTTTGAAGATTGTGGTATAGTTTATGATAAAGAGACTAATACTTATAAACATACTAAAGACTCACATTTATTTTATAGTGTGCTTAAAACCTTTAATAGGTATAATGTATTGTATAATAAATGGCAAGTAGATGCTGATTCTAAAGAATCAAGAATGTTTCATATAAATAATACGGATGGACATAAGTATCAATTAAATATTTGGCAAAGAGCTTTTGATGAAAAATATTGGAGCTTACTAGAAGATAAGAGTATTACTTCTGAAAAAATAAAAAATATTAAACAAGGTATGCAAGGGGTTCTCAGGGACTTTATGAATGCTATTAATGAGCCTGAATTATCTACTAAAGATATATATGATGAAGTAGAAAAAATCCATAAAGATTTAAAAGATAAACTTGGTATGGAGCTTTCTAAAAATACTATTAAATTTGCTATATTAGCTAATAAAGAAAATCTAGATGATGAAACTTTATTAGAATTTAAAGCTAATTTTGCAGATAGAGTTCCTATTGATGCAGAAGATTTAAGTGCTATTGCTAGTGATATTGGTAGAGGTAATAACCCCTTTATTAAGGATACTGAAAGTGTTGATGAAGAAGAAGATGGTAAAGTTACTAAAATAGAAGGAGGAGGTTCTACAACTAGATTAAACCATTTAGCTTTTGCTGATGCTGAGTTTAATGAAAATGTATTTCCTACAAGCTTTAGAAATGCTGAAAATAAAACAGTATATGGTTATCAATTACCTACTTTCCACCTATTAAGAATATCTGATTTAGCTAAACAAACTTTTAGAAATGCTTTTAAAAGTAGTACAGAAACTAATAGAAATTTATTACTACAAGAAGGTACTGAAGAATATTTAAGTAGACTTAAAGTAGAAAGATTAGCTGGTTTAAATTCAGTTACCTATAAAGAAGGTAGTAAAATTATAGATAAAACTAGAACAGATGAAAGAAATAAAAGCTTTGATAAATACACTCCTAAAGAGTTAGCTTCTCAATTGCTAGATATGTGGGGTTCTCAAAAATATGAAAGTTTTTATGTAGGAGGTAAAGCAGTTAAAAAGAATATGGCTTTACATTACATTAGAGTATTAGAAGCCTCTAGTACAGCAGATTTAGTTAGATTACCTGTAATAGAAGATTTAATTAATAATGATGGGACTTTATCTGATAAAGCAGTTAATCTATTATATGATATATTTTTAACAGAAGCTGATAACATATACAATGCTCAATTAGAAATAAACCAAATAAAAGGGTATTTAAATAACGATGGTACTCCTAATATATCTCAAGAAGAATGGGAAGAAAAAGGTTTACCTATTCCAATATTAAATTACCATTATAGTATTATTGATGGTAAAATAAATTATCAAGAAGTAAGAGGTTTAAAATTCTTTGAAAATAAATTTTTAGATATTGTACCTAATAGTTTAAAAAATGCTAAAGAAGTAAAAACTGAAAACTTTACTAAGAAGTTTGAAACTGATATAAAAGTTGCTATTAAAGCAGAATATGAAAAGAAAGCTCAAAACTATATAGATAGTTTAGTTAAATTAAAAGTTATAAATGAGAATAAAGGTATTTACACTAATAACTCATTATTTAATAATTTTTATAATAAAATAGTAGAAGATAGAAGTACTATAGAAATAGATACTAATAAAATTAAAGATTTTTATTTAAATGATTTCTTAAATACATATAGTATTAATAACTTATTATTTGAAAATGAAGCTAAGGTATTTAAAGATAGTATAATGCAAGTTAAAAGAGCTAGAGGTAGTAATGCTGGAGGCCCTAGTTCTGAAACTCAAGAAAAAACTAATGTTAATCTTGTTATATTAAATGATGTTGATAGAAATATTAAAATCAATAATGATAATATAGGTACAGTTACTACAACAGATGGTCAAGGTATAATATTTGATTATGCTTTAAAAGACTTATTAAAAGGTCTAAGTAAATTAGATGCTAAACAAGAAGCTTTTATAGATAAAATAATTAATGGTGAATTAACAGAAGCTGATATATTTGGTTCTGAAGGTAGTATATCTAGAAAAGGACAATTAATTTCTTTAAAGCTTGTATATAATGATGGTAAAAATTACTACAAATTATCCGTAGCTATTGTAACCAAAGATTTACTTTATTACAAAGGTAAGCCAAGAGCTGAAAGAATGGATTTAGTTCGTGCTTATGAAAAAGGTAAAGAGAGTAAAGCAGATATGATATTGTTTGCTTCTACTTCTAAAAATACAACAGGATTTATTAGTAATGATAAACACTATTTCAATAATAAATCAGAAGCTAAATTTTGGAGATTACAACAAGAAAATCCTAGTAATAAAAATAATACTTCATCTCCTTCTCAAACAGAAAACTTGATAGATTCTGAACAAGATTTATCTTTACCTGTATATGGATATGGAGATAAATATAAAACAATTGGTGATGTAGTTAGTAGCTACCAAAGAAACTTAGCTTTACTTAAGAGAAGATTAACAGGTAATAATATTAATACTCTATATGATAAAACAAACATACTTAAAGATATTACTCCTGAAAACTATTTAGATAAGTTAAAAGAGCTTAAAACAAGTATTGATAATGGTACTAGTGATATTAATCTAAATGATTTTGTTGCACAAGCTTTATCAAGTCTTGAAGGTACTGGAGGTAATGAACAATTACTTGAGTTTTTTAGTTTAGATAATAATGATGAAGCTAAATTTAATTTAAATATTGCTAGTACTTATGATAAATATGTACAATTATTAATAGCACATTTTAATAATAGTGGTTTTAAATTAAAAATACCTGGACATACTGGAACTTTAATGAGTGGTTATGGTATGAATGTTATTGAACATAATGGTAAAATTATAGATAGTGATACATATAATGAAAATCCAAGTGCTTATTCTGGAGCTAAATTTAGAAGACTAAAACATAATGTTGAAGTAAAAGATGTTAATGGTAATGTAGTAACTAGATATTCAGAATGTTTATTTCCTGCTCATTTTGCTCAGTTATTTGGTTTAAAAATTGGTGATAATCAAGTAGATAGTAGACTATTAGAATTCTTTGGAGTAAGGATTCCTACACAAGATAAGCATTCAATGGTTAATCTTAGAGTAGTTGGATTTTTACCTGCTCAAATGGGTAGTACTATTGTAGTGCCTGATGAAATTATATTACTATCAGGTGCGGATTTTGATATTGATAAGTTATATATGCAAAGATATGACTTTTATGTTAATGAAAATAATGAACCTATTGTTTATGGTACTGCTGTATCTGATGAAGATAAGTTTGAAGAGTATAAAAAATGGATGTTAAGTAACAATAAAACTGTTAAAAACAAATTTAAAAATTTATTAAAAAATAATAATGATTATATTCAACTTAAACAAATAAAAAAAGACTTATTATCTATTATAGAAACTAATAAGCAGCTTACTAAAGAAGAAATAGGTTATATTAAAGAGTATATACAATATACTGAAGAGTTAGATGCAAGTCTTTCAAAAGAATCTGATGAGGATTTTATGAAGACTCTTAAAATAACTAAACAAAAACTTAATGCTACTTTAGATAATTTAAAAAACCTTAAATTTGAAAAAAGAGTATTTACAAATGAAGGTGAATATGGTTATGAAAATTTAGTAGGTATAATAAGAATAACCCATTTAGATTTTGAAAAGATATATCAAGTTAATTTACCTGAAAGTTTATTAGACAAAATAAATTCTTTTAAAGATGTTTTAAAAACTATAGATGAAATATATGAAGCTACAGAATTAGAAGCTATAAAAGAAACTGGATTACCTTTTAATTTAGAGCTATTTAATGAGCTTTCTAAACAAGGTGAACAAAACCCTGGAGTACTTCATAATAACATATTAGAAGCTAAGCAAATACTATTAAGTAATGATGGTATACAAAAGAACAAATCAGCTAATGGTGGTTTAGCAATAGGTAGTACTCCTGCTAGTTTAGATATTCTAAAAAAGAAATTACTAAACGACCCTATGTATAAAGGTGTTTGGAATATTATAACAGGAAGTTTAAGTGCTAATAGTCCTGATGGTAAAATTAGAGCTTTTAGTAATTTAATGGAAGGTGCTGCTGGTATTGGACCAATTGTTAACTTTGAGATGATATATACTGTTCTTCAAAAAGCAGGTATTAAATATGATTTTAGTCCTATTACAATAAATGGTGTAACTTACAATGATTATGGTAATTTATATACTGATAGTAATAGTTTAAATCCTACTAAATACCCTGGTATTAGAAAGTTTGATATTATATCTACTTTAGTATCTGCTATGACAGATAATGCTAAAGAAGAATTAGCTGCTATATTTAGAATATCTCAAGATATGTTACCTATATTAGCTCATATGTTAATATTAGGAGTTAATATATCAGATGCTTTATTAATAATTAATAACCCTATAATAGCTACATATCAAGAAAGATTAAAAGAAACTAAAGGCCACTTAAGAACTAAAAGTGAGAAAAAAGATTTAAAAGCTTTTACCTTAATAGAGGATATGATTGCTGAACTTGAATCTAATAAATCTGATGAGACTGAAAATAAAGATGAAAATAATTTGGAAAGTCAAGAAAAAACTCCTATCTTGGCAAAAGATTTTGAATTAACTAGTAAAGCCCTATTAGAAGATGCTAATGGTACTACTAATAATGTCAAATTACAAAAAGCTTTATTATTGATGTTAAAAGATTTTAAAAAAGATACAGCTCTTCTTAATAATATTATTCAGTTTACTAATAAAAATAAAGGTCTAGCTTCTGATATGGAGCAGTTTGATAAATTTGAAGCTGCTATAAAAGAGTTAGGTTTAGAGTTATCAGATGAAGCATTTAAAAAAGCTAAAATTCCTTTTGATTTAAGAAATACTATAACTAAAGATATGCCTGTATTAGCTTTTTATTACAAGCAAATAACAAGGTTAAGAAAAAAGATTATGCCTTATTTCTTATTATCAGCCAGTTCTCATTTTAGTAGTATATATAACTCTTTATATGAAAACTTAGATAATAGAAATAAACATTTTAAATTAAAGAAAGAAGTAACTAATGCTATTAAAAAAGATATTTTATCTTATATAAGCATGTTAAGTTATAAAAAATATCTTAAAGATAATGGTTTAACTGAAAAGTTTGAAGGTTTAGATAATTATAGTTTAGTACATAAAAAAGAAGGTGAAGATAGTATAGTAGATATATATAAAAAAGCTAAAGCATTAGACCCTACAAATCCTTTTATAAACTATGTTATACCTAATCCTTCTCACATACCTAATAAAAACAGAGAGTTAGTACCTAATCCTAATAATTGGAAGAAAATTAATTTATTAAGCCCATCTTCTAAAATAGAAAGAGATTCTGATTATCAAACTGCTGTTATGGATGGTTTTAAAACTTTGTATTTAAATCCTCAAACTAAACAAGCTGCTATAGCTATTTTTAATTATCTTATTGTTAAAGATGGTTTACAATATAAAAATGAAAGTATAGTTAATAACATTGCTAACTTTATATTTACAGATTTATCTAGAAGTTTAGATATTACTTTAAGTAAATTTAAAAATTCTAATTTATCTGATACTGAATTTAAAGAAGTATTTGGTAAAACTAAAAATCAAATGATTAAAGAATTTGTAGATTTATATACTATTAATGGTCATAATAGTTATCAATTACAAGCTGTTGTTGGAGATACTCAAAAAATATATACTGCTCTTAGAGAGAATGTAAGAGGTGCTAGAAGAATAACTGAAGAAGAAAGTGTTGATGATAAAGGTAAAGTAGTAATTGATCTTAGACATAGTATTAAAAAAGTAGAGACAACTGATAAAGAAGGTAATAAAATTACTAAAATAAAATCAGAAAAATTACCATTTGAAGAGTATAAAACTGTTAGAGAAGAAATATCTGAATTATTTGGTGATAAATTTTTTAAAGAAGTAGAAGAAGATATACAATATACAGATGCTGAAGATAATACAGTAAAAGATTCAACTAGAATACTATATCAATTCCCTTATAGGTTTGTTATAGGTAATAGAACTTTTAGATTAGAGTCTTATAGTAATAGTGGTAAAAAACTTAGTGTATTAGATAACTTTGCTACAGGTAAATTTACAGGTACTAGAGCTGTTTATGTTTTAGATGAGGGCTATCATGGTAATAAAAATGTTACTAATTTAGTTGTAACTGAAGAAACACAGCCTTTATATACTAAAGATAAAAACTATAAAAGGGATAATTCTTCTATGCTTACAGATGAAGATTTTGATGAAGAAGATAATTATTCTGAAGAAGAAACAGATGATGATTTTTCTGGAGAAGAATCTAATAGTATTTTAGATGTTTTAGCTAGTAGAGAAACTACCACACCTGAAATTTCTACAACAGAAACTACTCAACCAACTACTAGTTCTGAAAATAAAGATGTAATAGATACAGCTAAATTTCAAGAATTTATGTTAAGTAATGATATATATAGTGCTATACAAATGTTAGGATATAAATTTGACAAAAGTACAAGTACCTTTATCAAAGGTCAAGAAATAATAAAAGTAGAAGATACAGAAGCTATTTTAAAAGTAGTAAAAGAATTTTCAAAAGATAATAATTTAAAATGTTAATATGAGCCATTGTGTAATAAGAAACAATACAACAGATTTAATAGAAAAAGTAATAACAGATAGTGGTGAAAACTCTATTCTGTATAATAAAATAGTAGATAAGTTACCTGATAATATACAATATAATCAGCTATCAGATTATCTTAAAAATCAAATAGGTAATGGTAATATTAAAGACTTATCTAAAGAAGAAATAGCTTTAGGTATTTGGAATAAATATACTAATCAAGATGTTGAAGGTAGAGATGTTGATATTAATGATGAATTAGATATTAAATATATAGATATTGATTCAGAAGTTAA